GGTGCGAAGACGCGAGCTTCCAGACTTTTTCGGCCCAATATGCCTCTTTTTTAAGCAACTCTCACATAGAGAAACGCATCCAGCTACAATTTCGCAAGCGCAAACCACCGCGATACAATCACCGCAATGGCAACAAACCATGTTCCTCCAAATCTGAATTCAACAATCCGCACCGGCAACAAGGCCGCCTGTGCAGAATTCTTTGGCGTATCACTCACGACAATAGAGGGATGGGTACGCCGTGGCATGCCAGTTGTACAGCAAGGCGGTAAAGGGGTGGGCTGGGTAATTGACTTGTGCGCAGTGGCTGAATGGAAATTCGGCAATCAGACCAGCAGCACAGCCGACCCAGAGAGCATGACCCCGATTGAGCGCAAAGCGTGGTATGAGGGCGAGACAAAGCGCCGGGACTTGCAAATCCGTGACCGCGACCTGATACCAGCAGGCGATGTTGAGCGCACCATTGCGACAGCGTTTGCAGCCATTGCAACCGGGTTGCGTGCAATCCCTGATTTGTTGGAGCGCAAACACGGCTTGTCCGGCGAGATCGCCGGTAACGTGTCCGAAGCCCTAGACCAAGAGCTGGAAGCCCTTGCCGACCGCCTGGCTACGCTTGCACCCGTGACGGTGGATGAGGTGCAGACAGATGCACGCTAGTACCCTGCCCATCATCCACAGCGCGTCCTACGCATTCCGACCACCGCGCCGGGTGACGGTAGCAGAAGGGGCCGCTGAGTCACTGATGATCCGGCAACCGGGTGGATATTCTGGGCCGTGGAGCGCGGACGAAACGCCTTACATGATTGAGCCAATGAACATGCTGGCGAGTCGGCAGCATGAATCGGTGTGCTTTGTTGGCCCAGCCCGGACTGGGAAATGCCTTGACGTTGCCACGCCCATCCCCACGCCTACCGGCTGGACAACAATGGGCGAGCTGGTTGCGGGTGATACTGTGTTTGGCCCGGACGGCATGCCCACTGCCGTACTGGCTGCGCACGATGTCAAACACGGCCTGCCATGCTACGAAGTTGCATTCAGCGATGGATCGACCATCGTTGCAGACAGTGAGCACCTGTGGGGCGTGGAGCGGTATTACGACAAAGCGCCAAACTGGCGGTATGAAGTAGCCAGCACTGAGCGCATCTTGAGCGAGATTTATTACGCGAAAAAGAAGGACGGGCGTTTCAGGTTCCGTTATCGCGTGCGCAACACTGAGGCCATTGAACTTCCTCACAGTGACAGCCTGAAAATTGATCCATACCTGCTGGGCTTGTGGCTTGGCGACGGTGGCACCATTCAATCGGTTATTTCAGCCCATGCTGAAGATGCGCCATTTTATGAGTACGCTTTTGCAGCAGCTGGGCACAAAACACGCACCACTGTTGACAAGGGCGACACGGTAAAGATTGCCATTGATATTCGCGAACGACTGACAACACATTGCCAGCGCGGGCACTGCTTTGCAGAAGTTGGACAGGCAAAGAATAAGGGATGCATGGAATGCCTGCGGCAAGGCCACCACCGCAGAAAGTACGGCATTGAAATGCCACCGCTTTCACTGTTTGCTGAATCATTTTCTAGCCGCCTGCATGCAGTTGGTGTGCATGGAAACAAGCACATCCCAATGGAGTACATGCGTGCATCAAAAATGCAACGGCTGGCGCTGTTGCAGGGCTTGATGGACACAGACGGGTGTTTCAACAAAAAGGCCGGTAATGTTGAATATGTCACCGTTCTGCCAAAGCTGGCGGCTGATTTTTGCGAACTTGCTCGGTCACTTGGTTTCAAGCCGATTCAGAAGCAGAAGCGCACGACATGGACATACAAGGGCATCAAGAATGAAGGTGAAGCCTACCGCATAACTTTCCCTGTTGACGGCACGCTAAACCCATTCAGGTTGCCACGCAAGGCCGACAATGTGGTGTTTGCCAAGGTGGATGTTGGATACCGCCAAATCACATCAATCACGTCTGTTGCATCACGCCCCGTGCGCTGCATTCGCGTGGACAATGATTCGCACTTGTTCCTGGCTGGCCTAGGCATGGTGCCAACCCACAACACGATGGGCCTCCTTGACGGCTGGCTGGCCCGCAACATCACATGTGATCCTGGCGATATGCTGATTGTCCAAATGTCACAAGAGAAAGCGCGGGAGTACAGCAAAACTCGCGTAGACCGCGCCATCCGCAACAGCCCTAAGCTGCAAGAGCTGATGAGCACACGGGGCCATGATGACAACACCCACGACAAGCTGTTTAAACACGGCATGTGGGTAAAAATCGGATGGCCGTCGGCAACCCAGCTATCCAGCTCCGACTACCGCTATGTGGCCCTTACGGACTATGACCGCATGCCGGACAACATCGACGGGGAAGGCCCAGCATATGCTTTGGGCCTGAAGCGCACAACGACCTTCCTATCCCGTGGCATGTGCATGGTGGAATCCAGCCCAGGCCGGGAGTACACCGACCCCTACTGGGAGCCAGAGACACCGCACGAAGCACCACCGGCTACAGGCATCATTGGCATCTACAACCGCTCAGACAGGCGGCGCTGGTACTGGCAGTGCCCAGACTGTCACGAGTATTTCGAGGCCGCTCCGGGCCTGAAGTTGTTTTCGACGCTGCCACCAGAGAACGAGCTTATGGACATGGTGCGCAGTGCGAACCTGCCCGACATGGCAGAGCATCATGCCCGCGTCGTGTGCCCGCACTGTGGCAGCACGATTGAGCAAAAGCACAAGCCACACCTGAACAGGATTGAAAACGCACGCTGGGTGGCAGACGGCCAAACCGTTGACCGCAACGGCATCGTGTCCGGCGACTCGCCACGATCCAGCATCGCCGGTTACTGGCTCGGTGGTGTTGCTGCCACGTACCAAAAATGGGACAGCTTGATCCTGCGCTACCTCCAAGGGCTGCGCGAGTTGGCATTGTCCGGCTCTGATCTGAGCCTGAAAGCCACCATCAACACCGACCAGGGCGCACCGTACTTGCCACGCCACTTGATAGCAGACAAGGACAGCAGCGCACAAGACCGCGTGGAGGATTTGGAGCGGTACATGGTGCCCGATGAGGCCCGCTTCCTGATCGCCACTGCTGACGTGCAGGGCGGGCAGAATGGCCGCTTTGTGTGCGAGGTGCGAGCTTGGGGCGAGGATGCGCGGAGCTGGCTGGTTGACCGCTTTGCCATTTGGGCAACTGAGCGCGATGGAGTGACTGCCAAAGTAGACCCAGCCGGATACCCTGAAGACTGGGAGCTACTGACGAAGCGCCTTGTCCTTGCCACATACAAGACCAGCAGCGGGAAAGAGCTGCGCGTACTGCGCACCGGGGTGGACACGGGCGGTGAAGACGGCGTAACGCACAACGCCTATGCGTGGCTCCGCAGTCTCCGGCGCGTCGGGCTATCCAGCCGGGTGATGTTGCTCAAAGGTGGTAGCCACCAGGACGAGCGCCCCATGTTCAAGGGTGCGGCAAAATTGAACAACGGCAAGGCCATGAAGGACATGCCGGTGTGGATTTTGAACACCAACTATTTCAAAGACCTGGTGGCCGCGAGCTTGCGCCGCAAGACACCCGGCCCCGGTTATTTTCACGTCCCACGCTGGCTGCCTGATACCTATTTTGATGAGTTGCGGGCCGAGGTGCGCGACCCTAACGGGAAATGGCGCAAGATCAAACCTCGCAACGAGGCATTGGACTTGTGGGTGTATTCGCTGGCAATCCTGGAATCTTTGGGATACGGGCCAAAGGGCCGCTTGTCATGGGCAACCCCGCCAGCATGGGCCGCGCCGCTGCTGATGGGCAACAGCGAATTGATCACGCCGGAAGAACGCAAAGCGGAGCATGAAGCCTTTGCCACCGTAGCCAAAAAAGCGCAGGTGTCAGTGCCAACAAAAGCAGCGCCGGCCACCACGGCCAAAAAGATCAACCCGTTCACCGGCAAATCCGATGCAGATTGGTAAGCACACATGATTGACCCAGACTGCATTCACCGTCTGCAACGCGACCTGCACAGCGCACTAGACGCACGGCCTGAAACCCGCGAAGTGACAGACCACGCCGAGAGGCTGGCCCGTCACATCTACCCAGAGATCACATCGGGCCGGTACACCAGCACGCTATCACCGGATGAGCTACGCCGCCGCCGCGATTCAGCGGTACTGGCAGACTTCACGGGCCGCAACCGTGATGAGGTAATGCGCAAACATCACATATCCCGCCGCCTGTTTTATTCAATAATCGCCAGGGCGCACGCCATGCGCAAATAGTGCAGCATCATTTTCAAGGGCAAAAAATGCAAAACTCAGAACATGAAACCGCCATGTCAATCGTGTTTTTAGATGGCAATGAGTTCATTGCGTATGGGCACACGTTTTCAATTTGCTGCGTCAAGGCCGCTTATCAGCGAGTGCAACAGGGCGCATGCACACACAAAGAGCTGACAGTGGACGAAAAGGCGTGCAGCATAATTCAGCCCAAATCTGAACAAAGGCCAGCCTGAAAATAGTGCAGAGCCTGCACAAATCTGCACACATGCCGCTCAAAAATAGGCGGCATGGATACAAAACCAACCGCTCAAAAGTGGTACAGCATCACACCTCTGGCCGCAGCAACTGAAGGCGCTGCACCAGAGGTAGAGGTGTTTGTGCTGGGAAACATCGGTGACCGCTGGGACGAAAACGGCGTGATTGCTGCGGATATGGTCAAAGACCTGTCCAAGCTGGAAGCCAGTCGCATCACGCTTCGCATCAATTCCTATGGCGGCTCAGTGACTGATGGCCTTGCAATTTACAACGCCCTCCAGCGCCATTCTGCCCCAGTGCATGCCGTCATTGAAGGCGTTGCTTTGTCGTGTGCCTCCTACATTGCGATGTCGGCAGACACGATTGAGATGGCTGATAACGCTCAAAT